ATCAACGCAAGTGCCTGCCAATAAAGGACTTAGCCCCCTGACGACTGTATGTCAGTCTTTTTTCCCGAAAATGGACTTTTTTGGGGATTTTTCGATACTGACCCCCCTTTTGGGGTCGATTTATGGTAAGATCCTTGTATCTGAGACGGAAATTCAACGGAGATTTTATGACACTAAATAAACGACAAATCGCAATTCTCGAATCCATGGCCGCATCTGGTGTGACTTCACCAGTGACTCGTCAGGATATCGTCAACGCATGTGAGGCCACTGGTGCCTATGCATGTCCACCATCCTGGCTAACTCAAGATTCCGCCCGCAAAGTCGGTCGGGGTCTTTATGACTGTCCCGAACTCGCACAGTTTACTGGTGCGAGTCCTGTTGTCGAATCCCCTTCGACCGAGTCTCCCGCCCCTGTGACTGCACCTGCCCCCGCAGTACAGGGTGCGGTTGAGACCGTCGATTCCTCTGCTAATCTTGTCATGGGAATGACTGGTGGCGAACGAGCAAGTCTCGTTCCCGACCGATTCTCTGGTTATGTTGCTTGGGGACATTTCTCGGATGTCGAGAAAATCGTCCGCAGTCGCCAGTTCTATCCCATCTTCGTTACCGGTCTCAGTGGTAACGGCAAGACACTCATGGTCGAACAGGTTTGCGCCAAACTCGGCCGTGAGTGTTACCGTGTTAACATCACTCGTCAGACGGACGAGGATGACCTGCTTGGTGGATTCCGCCTTATCAATGGTGAAACGAAATGGTGCGATGGCCCCGTCGTTTCCGCCATGCGTAATGGTGGTGTTCTCTTGCTCGATGAAATCGACTTGGGTTCCGCCAACATGATGTGCCTTCAGCCCGTTCTTGAGGGTAAAGGTGTCTTCTTGAAGAAAATCGGTGAGTGGGTGAAGCCCGCAACTGGTTTCACCGTGTTCGCCACTGCGAATACGAAGGGCAAAGGTTCTGATGACGGCCGATTCGTCGGTACTGGAATCATGAATGAAGCAATGCTCGACCGTTTCCCTGTGACGATGGAACAACCGTATCCGACCAAGGCGACTGAGAAGAAGATTCTCGTCAAAGCCGGTTGCGACGATGCGGACTTCGCAGACCACCTTACAAAGTGGTCCGAAATCATCCGTAAATCCTTCTATGAGGGTGCGGTTGACGAAATCGTTTCGACCCGTCGTCTGGTGGACATCGTGAATGCTTGGACTATCTTCGGTGATAAGACCAAAGCAATCGCAATGTGTCTCGCACGATTCGACGATGACACTAAGGAAGCATTCCTCTCCCTCTACGGTAAGGTTGACGCCGACGCCGATATGGGGACCGAGGATGTTGCTTCTGGTGTCACGACTTCATCCGACACGGAGTGCCCATTCTGATGTACGACGATTTCGACACACAAATTCAATGCGAGGAAGTTTACGACTTCCAACCTACCGCCGAGGACTACGAGGATTACAATGCAGAAAATGAATAAAACCCAATTACGCAAATGGAGAGAGGACTACACCGTATGGGATGCCCCATGCCTGGGTGACGGACTTGCTCTTCATGTTCACTTCGACGAGAAAGACGATGTGAAGCGTATGGGTGGCCGGTGGCATCCCGACCCATCTGGTAAGGGTGGCCACTGGTGGATGCCCATCGACAAACTCGAACAAACTTGTCCTTTCGAGGATGAGGAGTTCTGGGGACCAGGTGGTTCTGGTACGGTTATTGACTGGTTGAACAATCACAAGATGATTGCTGGCCAGTATCAGCCGAACGCACAGGAGTGTAAGGATTTCGTTGACTACAACACCACTGAGTCCGAACAATACGAAATCATCAATGACGATTCGACCATGACTTTCCGAGTCTATCCTTACCTTGATGTGGTCGATATTGGAAACGATGTGTTTCAAACAGTGGCTGATTCTCGTACCATCTGGGATGACATGATGAAAGTCGGGTGGCGGAAAGTTATTTCGACCACTTCGGAAGTTTCTGCTTGACCACAGGTCGGAAGGAGTTATAATGGGTGCTATGAAAGACTTTATCCTCTGGTGCGAGGAAAACGGCTACGCAGAATGGAACGACCACACAGGGTCGTATGAATACATCACCGAACGAACAACAACCGAACTTATGAACGAGTACATTGGAGAACGCAACAATGCATGATGATACTGTCTATTTTGACGAGAATGGCGAACTCACAGAGGAAGCAATGCTCTTCCTCTACGAACAGGAGCAGGAGGGGATGCTCGTATGACTGCCCCCACGACCACCGTCATCTCTGATTCCCTCACAAATGTGGAACAAGCACTGTACCACTTGCTGAACTACGAATGCGATGAACTCACAATCGCCATTCAGATACTACGAACTCTGGGAACTCTCACGGATGAGTACCCTATGGAATACTTCACGGATGAAGAAATCGATTTGATTACAGAAGCAACAGTTGAGTCTATTCACTATGTAAAGACTCTTGCAGAACAAGGAGAACTATGATGCATACTATTGCAAACCTTTCCAACCGTCAGATGGTATATGTGAACGCCATCATCGAACACGCCCCTGGTCTTGGTATTGATACCAACAAGGACACATTCAGTCGTGCTGAACTGCGTCAGGTGTCAATGACCATGAAGGGTAAGAAGTGGATTCCGAACTGGATTACGCATGACCAGAGTCGTCGTGTAGGACGAGGACTATTCCTTATCCCTGAAATCATGGAGTCATTGGCCGTAACGCCAGGTGAAGGACATGAGGGTGATGACCTTGCGGACATGGCACCCACGACTGAAGAGGTAGAGGTGCTTGAGGAACTCGTAACCGCCTAATAGGGAGTGTGGGGGGTGTCAACCCCGCCCCCCACAATCTCAACATTTTATTTAATTATTTTTTGTCAAGACCCCCGTCCAGACAGTAAATAAAAATAAAATTTAATTCTGGGTAGTCGCCCCTAGCAAAATATGCCGGAGCAAAAAAATGTACTGAGAGGATTTTATAAAAGATTTTACTTTAGACTTATATTAGGAGAGGTCATGTGGTAAAGAAACGAGAGCCGCCATTGCGGACTTTCGATATGCAGACCGATAAACGCCACCGTGCTTGACATAGTTCTCACGATACACGAACGATGTTAAGGCAGATTGGGGGAAACCTCATTACTGCCAATTTACAACCCGATTTGACAACGACACACAACTGAGGTACAATACACACATGACAACACAACCCACACAAAAACAAGTAAACACCTTTCTGGATGCACTGAGAGTATCAGGTAAGACCAATATGTTTGGCGCCACTCCATACATTCAGAAGCACTTTCGCATCACCAAGTATGATGCACAGAGATTCCTCGTGAAGTGGATGGAGACATTCAATAAGGAGGGAGAGGAATAGTGGCGGCATCAGTACACAACTTTATTCTCACATGGGGAGAACTGAACATGATTCAGTCACTTCTCAATGACTCCGTGAAACGGGCGACTGATGAGAACGAACGAAATACTCTTCTTGCACTACGAGAGAAGATGATTACACAACGAGATTCTGGATATCCTGCAAAGGACTATCCCTTCTGGCGAAACTATTTTGAGGATACAAACGAATGATTGATTTTCTTGTCAAAGCATGTCCCATCATCTCGGCGGTTTTATACTTCGTCGTTGGACTGGGATATGGCATGAAGAAGGACTATGCATGGTGCATGGTGTGGATGTCATATGCACTCGCAAATGTAGGACTGGTCTTGGCTGCCATGGATAAACTCCCCAAATGATTCGAGTTCTTGGTGGTACACAGTTGCAGAAACAAGTCGCAATGAATGCGGCTGAGTGGTGCTGTGAGTACTTCAAGATGACACCGAATGTTCTGATACGACTCCGAGAGTATGAAGATTGTTGGGGGTATTGCTTAGAGGGAAACACAAAAGGCACTTACCGTGTCATGATTGCCCATGACCAACCTCTGAGGGACTTTGTTGCCACTGTGGTACACGAAATGATTCATGTGAAACAGTGGGAAAAAAATCGTTGGAGTGGAGATGGTGAGAGTGAATGCGAGAAGTGGCAGTATCGACTGACTGATAGAATGTGGAAAAAAGGCGTAATTTGAAAAAATCGCAGAAGGAGAAAAAAATGGAATTTGTGAAAGTGTTGCATAACGAGGACGATAAGAAGCAGGCTATTTTCTTTTTACCTGAGAATGGTAAGTACTATCTGTACTCTTATATCAACAACGAAATGGCAAATGAGACGATGGTGTTTGAGTGTGATGCAGATGGAGAGGTGGAGGACCATATGGACCTTGCGATGGGTTCTGGTTATGTTCCTTCTTATGAGATAATGGAACAAGTGAATGTCTAGAGATACCTACTGGTTGGCAGATAGTGATAGACCAGAGTATGGTGATGTACGAGTGATAATGTTTGAAGTTATTCATCCCAACGAACCTTCAAACGGAACAGACGGAACACCACAGGTTCGTGTGCATACATTCTTGAATGGTGAGGTTGATGAATACCACCGTTGGTTCTCTCTCAATGACGCAAGAAAGATGTGGAGTAACTCAAGAGGTATGGGATATACACATGTGAATTGTTATTGGGACGAAGACGGGGTAAGTGTGCTAGGAGAAGTATGATTTACAAAGACCATATGGGAGAACTGTGTTCAGAAAAGTATTATCTACAGTTTCGCGATGAGTTTATTCAGAAGTGTCAAGTCATTGTTGATGACTATATGAAACAACATGGTTGGAAAAATAAACTATCTGTTCACAGTGGCAGGCGTTACGATAAGATTGTAAATACCGATGTTCCCGACAACCTCTCGGACCACATTCAAAGAAGAGTTTGGGCATTCGTGGACAAGACAAATGGTGATATACTCAAACCCGAAAGTTGGAAGAAACCTGCGAAACACGCACGGGGAAATATTTACGAAGATGACTGTATGCAATTCATCGGACCACATGGACCAGCATACATGGATACAATAAAGGATTACTATGGAACATAAACAAATTATTAACGAACTGCAACAGGGTATATGTGAAATCACATGGACGGATTCATTCTCGGTTGAACACTCTGTGATGGGGACGCTATCAACGAATCACCTGAATGAAGATTTTCCGAATTTGGATTTGGGTGAGAAGAATAGAAACAGTGTTGCATTCTGGGATGTGAATGCAGAAAAATGGATGGTCGATAAAGTAAACATTGACAACATGGAAGAGTTTCTTTATGACGAGTACTATGGAGGAGAAGAAAAACCACAATGGATATAAAAGACGATAGGGGTATGGAAGAGATGTGGAGAAAGGCGAGAAAAGAACAATCAAGAGAAGCATATGGTTGTTTTGCAGTCACACTAGTGGTAATTGGTCTTTTAATTTGGGGGTTGATTGAAATAACATGACTATCAAAATCGTAGTTGAAGAAGAATACGGTTATCGTTACTGGTTGTGGGAAGTAAAGACTAAGACCAAGGATGCTCTGAAGGGATACTTTCAGAATGTAATAGAACCAGACAAGGATGGATATTGGTACTGCACAGGCGAACCATCAGACCACTTCATTGGAGAATGGAAACAACTCGAATGGAAAGAGTACAAGTCTCTCATAGATAATGAGGATTATGACTGTTCGGCACATATTCATGAACATCACGATAGTTGGATTAATCTTTCTGACTTATAAATAGTCTTAGGAGTGAATCATGAAAAGTTTTAAATCATTTCTTTCAGAAAAGGCGATTGTAGTTGGTAATGGTGCCAAGTATGGTCAAATTATCTTTTTGGCTGGGGGTGCAGGTTCCGGCAAGGGTTTTGCGATTAAATATTTTCTTGAAGGGAATAAGTTCAAAGTTCGTGATGTTGACGAATGGAAGAAGGCTTTTCTCAAGATTGCGGCAATGAAACGAAAGTATCCAAAACTGCGTCGGTTGAATTTAAGAAGGCCTGACGATGTGGCAAAGTTACATGATTTTGTTGAGAAGAAGGGTATTCAAGATAAAACTCTCACTCTCATGTTATCACAGGCGAAAAAGGGAAGACTTCCGAACATCATCTTTGACACCACATTGAAAAAGAAAGAAAAAATTACAGAGGTATTGCCATTTCTCATGGCAGTCGGATATAGTCCAAGAAACATTCACCTCATCTGGGTGTTGACAAATTATTACATTGCTGTTGAACAGAACAAAGACAGAGATAGAATCGTCCCCGATGACATTCTACTCGATACACATGAAGGTGCCGCAAACACAATGTGGCAATTTGTGAATGCAGGAACGCCCGCAACTCTTGATGGTTCCGTTCATGTGGTTCTTGGTGGTAGAAAGCACACTGTGTTCTGGAAACATCCAACGACTGGTAAAGAAATGAGTCCTGCGGGTGGTGGTTCTGTTATGATTAAAGATTTTAAGTATTTGACTGTGAAGGACGCCGGAGCAAACATGGAAGATGAAACTGCATTGAAGTCTCAGATTTTGGATTGGATTCAGGACAACGCCCCAAGAACCAAAAAGACAGCAGGATTGTTTGGTGATACAGATATCAACGAACAAACAGAAGTCCTTCCTGACATTTATTGCGATATGGACCAAGTGCTTGCAGACTTCTTAGGAGGGGCGGAGAAAGCACTAGGCGCATCCTACACCGATAAATCGTATTGGATGAGGGATGACACGGGTGATAAGAAAAAAGAACTTTCAAAGAAATCGCCCAACCTATTTAAGAATCTTGAATGGATGCCAGATGGCAAAAAACTTTGGAATTTCATTCAATCACATGAGCCCCGGATCCTTTCTGCTTTTCCGAGTTGGAATAAGAATGCCAAACGAGATAAGGCTTCTTGGGTGAATAAACATCTTGGTGTTTCGTCCGACAAAGTGCATTTGGTAAAACGACCAGAGAAAAGGCAGTATGCAGTTTCAAAGAAAGGTCAACCAAACATTCTGATTGACGACCATCCAAAGAACATTAAAGAATGGCAGGCGGCTGGTGGAATCGGTATTCTTCATCGAAGTGCATCAGAGACAATAAAGAAACTTAAAAAGATGGGTTTCTGAACTTGAAGTGGCTTTTGTATGGAGGTATAATACTCGTATGAACCCTGACTTTCACAAGACGGCAGAAACAATCAATTGGACTCTCAAAGACTCCGAAGGGAATGTTGTGACATTTAAAGTGGCGCCGGGTACTGTCACGATTGAGGATGGTGATGAATGGCGTCAGGTTGACAAAGAAAAGGGCAGACGGATTTGGAAAGAATACATGGACAAGGGATTCCGTATCCAGAACAAATGCGTTCACCACGACATGAAGAAGTTCCATACCACCAAAAGAAAAGAAGAGAGAAATCAGAAGGTAATGAAAAGTATCTCTGACAGCATGGATGAATATCTGAAGAAGATTCACGACAATGATTTGCAGGAGATGCGAGTAAATCCTAAGAAATTGTATACAGACAATTGGGACAACTACGCACTACAAGCATGAACCGCAAGACAAGAAAAATGAAATCACGAAGAGTCGATAGGGATATGTTTGGTACTCCTACGAATCGTTCAAAGACTTGGGGAAAACAAACAAACGACCCTAAGAAAGACAGAAGAGACATCAAGAAAGAAATTCAAAATGGCAGACATTAGATATAACAAAGAAGAGATGATATCTACATTGCAAGAAAATGTTTGCTCTGTCATATTTGAAAAGAAGAACAATACTATTCGACAGATGCATTGTACTCTTAATGTGGAACTTGCTCCTTGGATTCTTCGCACAAAAGGTAAAGGTGCGCCTAAACATGAAGGTGTTATTGCTGTTTGGGATATTGAAGAAATGGGATGGAGAAGTTTTCGTATAAATTCTGTTCTTCAATTTGACATTCTAGAAAGGAAAACCAATGATAAATGAAAATGAACCACTAATCACAATACAAATGCATGTTCTCACAGGAGAATTGACCCTCAATCTGAAAAATTTTGATTCTAAGAATGGTGAGGGATACACAAAAGATGAGATTGAAGATTTGATTTCTCATCTTCAAAAAGGTATAAAACACCTACATAAATGTTGGGAAGAGGCGGGAGTTGGTAACTTGTTTGACGAGGAGACGAATGGCAAAGAAAAAACCATCACAAGATGAATGGGTATCAGACTTGGTTGAATTGTCCGAGGCTGCCGTTATCGGATATGAAAAATATCTAAAAGATGAGTTGAACTATCGTGAACTTGCTCGTATAATGCAACAGTTAAGAGGACATTTACCGATTGGTAATTTCGCAGGATTGACTGGTGACAGTGAAAAGTAAAGGCTGGTAACTCAGCGGTCAGAGTACCCGACTCATAATCGGAGTGTCGTCGGTTCAAATCCGACCCAGCCTATTGGAGATATATTATGAACAAATCAAAGATTACAATTGAATATGATGAAGCATGTCGCACGGAACAGAAGCGTGTTCCCCACAAGACTAAGGGTGGTGGTAAAGGTTATACCTACAAGTCATTTGAGGTAGACAACCCCAAGTGTTGGGAAGTTATTACGGTTGAGAACTGTATGAGTTTTTCTCCTGGCTATCGCCTCAACGAGAAACAGGTAAAGGCACTTTGTCGCAATCCAAAGTACGATGTGCAGATTGGTATGCCTGGTCAATTTCGTGTAACGAATAGTAGGTATTAATATGGAACTAGACCCAAATAGACGAGAACCAGATTTGATTTGGGATGATGATGATGAGGATGACTTAATCATGTATGATGATGACCTCGTAGATGAAAATGATTATAGTTATGGCGATTATGATGACGGAGAAGATTTCGTATGACCGATGTAATCATAATTTCTTTTGGTATTATTGTTCTTTTTTCCTTGTATCTTCTCTTCAAGGGTGTAGAATATAAGGAAACGATAAGAAGGTTACAGGAAGATAATAATCAATTAAGACTATGTAACCAAAATTTGGCTAATATCATTCAAGAGGATATTGAAAAGAAAGATTCATTTGAGATTAACTGTGGATAGACAACCAACAATTTATATTGCGGGACCCATGAGGGGTTATGACGATTACAACTACCCTGCGTTCGATAGACAGCAGAAGGTTCTTGAAGAACAGGGATGGAGGGTAATCAACCCAGCGGAGATGGATAGAGATGACGATAAACCAATCAACGGTCCTATGCAGTTTGACCCAGATAACAACTACGAAGACCATGAATTTATGCGACAAGCACTCAAACGAGACATGGTTGCAATTTGCGATGATTGCACTGCAATCTATATGATGTCCAATTGGGAAAAGAGTAAAGGTGCAAGAGCAGAATGGTCTCTTGCAAAGGCACTTGGACTGAATATTTACTACGAATCACCGTTACCAAAACCACTGGAATTGAAACACTGACCTTAGGGTCAGTAACTCAGTTGGCAGAGTAACGGTCTTTTAAACCGTCGGTCGTGGGTTCGAGTCCCACCTGACCCATTAACTAGAGTTCTTCACACACATACACAAAGGAGATAACAATGAAGAATCCATATGAATTGCGTTACGAAATTTACCAACAAGCACAACATAGGCTGATGGACAAGTTCTATCAAGACCATGCTTTGTGGCAAGATTTTGATTGTTGGAAGAGAGAGCAAGAGGCTGAAGGTGCAACTGTTACTGCCACTTGTCCTGTGAAAATTCGACCACAATTTCCAACGCATGAACAAATCCTCGAAGAGGCTGAGAAAATTTACGATTTCGTCAAAGATAATCGTTGACTTCCAGAGGAATCTAAAGTACAATACTTGTATAACAATCAGGGAACGGATACGACTGCGACGAGTATTCAACCCTTCTAACTTTCAGAGTCGCAATTGATTTAGGAGTTCATTAATATGAGCAACACACTTACTAAGAAGCGTCGAGTGATGGATTATCTTGCTAAGGGCGGAACCCTTACTGCATCACAGGCCAAGAGCCGATTCGGTGTCAGCAACATGCGAGCCACCATGAGCAACATCAAGAATCAGGTAGAAGCATACGGTAACTGGTCCGTCACTGCCGAAGATTCCCCCAGTGGTAAGACTTCTTACGGAATGGATTTTCACGGTTACACTGATAACCCGTTCGCCATCCGTGCAGGTATCTGTTGATACATAGTCTTACTTGCCATGATTTTAGTTGATTGAGTGGCGTCAATCATATGGAGTGGATTATATTATGCAGGCTCGTTTTGTATCCTGTTGAATCTGCCGGTACTGTAGAGAGTACCAACTAAAATCGACTTACGCCCGGCGGGGCCTAACCGCCCTGCCGGTGCTTTTGAAAAGTGAATAATAATGTGTCGAGATTAATTACCTCGGCATAGGCCGGTGACAGAATATTTTTCGTTACTGAAGACAATGTATGCGATTTCCTGTGGTGGGATGCGAATGCTCAAATGAGTTCAGCAGTCTTTTACCGAGACAGTCGTAGTGCGAGTAGGAACTATCCAACTAGGTAACTCCGAAAGTTGTGGGTAAAGTTGAGTCCCACCCGGCCATGAACAACTCGTTCCCTCCAGTTGAGTACAGTCTTAGACTAAGTGCAAGGCCTTTGGAGACATCGAAGTACAAGGTCTAACCAAGTGAAGATGTGAAGATGATGTAAGATTCATTAGGACTTGAGTGGATGGCCTCCACTGGGAACGAATAAACTACAATGCCCTTTCTTTGGCGAGGGCATGGATTATAGGGACGACAGGTTGAGTCTTTCAATAAAAAAAGATTCCCTGTCGTCCCTTTTTTATTTGCAATTCCATCATACATATAGTAGAATACTTATGCATAAGGAGAACATTATGAGTATAGAACCAAACGAAAATGTAATTCGTGGATTGAAAGCAAAACTCATGTACGAAAGTTGTGACCTAAGATGCTCACCGGCCGATAAATGTACATGTGAACAAGTTTTAGAAGACATTTCTGCCGCAAATAATTGGATTAACTCTTTGCCTGGTGATGCAGTAGCATGTGAGGATGTAAAAGAAGAGTGTGAAGATGGTTGATGGTCAAGCAGGGAAGGGTAGCAAGTATCGTCCTGTAGACCAAAAGAAATGGGATGCAGGTTGGGAATCTGCATTCGGAAAAGACAAAAAAACTAAACCCAAACCAAAGAAAAAGGAAACTAAAAAATGAGTGAAACACAAATTGTTAGATTGAGTACTGGTGAAGAGATTGTTGCCAAGGTAACAGAGAATGAAGATAGTTATACATTAAAGAGTCCTGCTATCCTTATTCCTGCTGGTCGTGACCAACTTGCATTCGGACAATGGTTGCCATATGCAGACATCGAAGACGGTATTGAAATTAATAAGAAGTATGTTGTCTTTGTTGTTGAGCCAATGACAGAACTTGCAAACCAATATAGTTCTTCATTCGGTTCTGGTATTGTTGTTCCTGAAAAGGGACCTATTGCTGGCGCACCACTTAAACTTTCTACTTGAGGTGAATTATGGCTGGTAAAAATTATGACCCTGCGACTGCTACTCGAATCAAAGTTGGTTCTCCCCGAAGGTCTAAAAAGAAAAAGGGGAATGCACCTTCACGAACTTCTTCAAGAGGTAATGGAAAGAAAATTAGATAAAGTCCTTTTGTAGGCCCTAGGCGCCTGTAACTCAATTGGATAGAGTAGCGGCCTTCTAAGCCGCAAGTTGCAGGTTCGAGTCCTGCCAGGCGTGTTTGTTATGATTGAACTTAATAAAAAACATTATGAATATGAAGGTAGTATTCCTGACTATTTTGAAAAGGTTGTTCTTGAAGAAAACAATTTAGAACCGCCTGGAAAGAAAAGTCTAGGCGATGCTTATCTAGATGAAAGAACTGCTGTTGATGTTAAGACTATCAATGTGGGTGGAGATTTTCATATGGGGAATCTTGCATCTCAAGACAAAATTAGAAAATGGTTGGAAGACAAACAGAACTCTTTAATGTTTTTCTTTATTGAGTACGAAGAGGATTGTGGTGTTGTCGCTATCAACTCGACTAAGTTAAAACATATTGAAGAGATACATCCAGACTGTTTACAAATTTCTGCACAGGGGTTGGGTGTAATGCAATTAAAGAATTGGGATAAGGTTGAATTCATTTCAAAGATGAACAGAGACGAATGGTTTAAAGATGTATATGCACCTTTACTAAAAGAGTTTATTAGTAAAGAAGAAAAGAAACTAGAAAAACTGAGATTGGTTTATGACTCCTATAAGGATTGAAAAAATTACCAACATTGCTTTGCCAGTATCTCTGGAAATTCCTCGACCTAAGAAGCATGTGTCGATTATCGTTCGCAAGAACGAAGTGGTTTCAGTAGGCACGAATAACTTTCGGACGCACCCGAAGGCGAAGGAGTTGGGTTATAGATTTGATGAGGTGCATTCAGAACTGGATGCACTTCTTCGTTATAAAGGACCAAAGGATAATCTTAAATTGATTAACTATAGGTTCAATAGATTTGGAACAATGAGACTTAGTAAGCCATGTTGTAAATGTTTACCTTGGTGTGTTGCATTGTTCGATGATATATGGTATAGTAGTGACACAGGAATGGTTAATTTAAAGGAGACCAATAATGTATGATGTCGGAGAAAAAGTAGTAATTAAAGAATCAATGAAGCAGGGAGTCATATCTGAAGTAAATGAAGATAAGATTCGTGTTACATGTGAAGATGGCTCTTCTAATTGGGTGAGCAACGAACAGGTGGCAAAACTTCTACTTGACGATGCACCGCAAGGTAACTTTCTACAGGACTGAAAATGTTCGCAATAATTGGCATTCCCCTTATAATTTACATGTGCTATAAGTTCGCTTGCAGTACAATTTATGACTTGTCTAATGAATCAAAGGCACAGTTTGGTTACACTATGTTGGGTATGATAACCGCACAGAATGTTTGTGCAGCGATTCTGATTGTGATGGATTTGTTTATGGGATTCCCAAAGTATCTTGCCATTATTGCCGTTTTTGTTTGTTTTGTGTGTACAGCAATTGAAGTTATTCATGTAAAAAATATATTGATGGGTGGAGTCTCTTTGTTTGAAAGCAAAGAAGATTTTCATAAAAGACTTAGAAGATAAACTTTGCGGTCGTAGCCCAATCGGCAGAGGCAACGGACTTAAAATCCGTACAGTGTGGGTTCGAGTCCCACCGACCGTATTGACTCGTAACTCAGTGTGGTAAGAGTGGGTGCCTTATAAGCGCCAGGTCGTGGGTTCGACTCCCGCCGAGTCTATTAATAACCAGAACTCATTCCACCCATTGAACCACCACTTGTGGGTGGTGGAGTTGTTCTTGGTAGATTGTTTCTTGATGGTGGGGTTGGTGTTCCTGTTGTTCTTCTTCTAGGTGTATCAGGTGTCACAGAAGTTGAGTCATCTCCACCACAACATATTGAGGAACTATCCCAACCTTCATCATCAGGGTCACAAAGGTTTTCTACTGTATAGTATGAACAGTAGGGGCCTTGAGGTCCAGCGTTTTTGTGGCCGTTACCACACACGAAATTACCATAATCATCTGTTGCACCACATGGAGTCCGGGCCACGAGTCGAACTGCTAGACACGGAACCCAATTAGGACAAGGATCATCATCGAAAGGATTATCATCGCCTTCACAAATTCTACAGTCCTCTGATGGTGTCCAGTTCGACGCCGCACAGGAATATTCAATCGGCGATTTCCCATCTTCTATACCATCTCCACATTTTCCATCGCATCCCATTGGTACTACTGCCCAACACTCTGCTTGGTCGCCACCGGCTTTTTTTCTTCTAGCATAACAGGACTCGCCCGGGCCGCATCTTTCTGCCTCGTCATCCCTTTTGGTTTGGGGAACATGGATTACTCCTCCCATACCTGGGTGTTGTTTACAATAATAGTATAAATCTTCATTTCCCACAGTGACATAAGTGTAAGGATTTCTTGTTCTTCCTAGTGTACCTTTTTGTGTATAATTATTGAACTCTATCCCTTTACCATCTTCTTCTGTTGATATACCAATAGGATGGTTTGAATTTGTATGTCCTGATGTTGTGTTGCTTTTATCAGATTGTTTGAATCTGAAGGTTGTTCCAGGAGAGACAACTAAATTTTTATTTGGCATACCATTAATGTAAAATACATTAATATAAGAACCATTTTTCTTTCTTCGTTTTACTATAACATTGTAGGTTATTCTTCCACTTTGTATCCATCTTTCATATAATTCGTCTGATGAACCATTTCGTGGCCTTGCTGAATTTCTTATTGCACTTCTGTTTGCAACATCAGTCGTAGTAAATGGCAACTGTGGTCGTTGTGCTGTTCTTCTTGGTGGTATTGTTAAATTAGAACCAGAAGGTATTACAGACGGTGAAGGATAACCACCACTACCCCATTGATCAAGAATTGCATTCAAACCATCTTGTTGCCAGTTATTATTGGTTATGTTTCGTAATATGTTATAGGATGTTTGGACTCTGGGGGGATATGCTTCGAGTGATGGGTCAACTTCACTGGTGGTGGGGTAAAGAGTAAATAATGAATAGAACCACAAGAACCAATTCAAATGATTTTGACTAACAGGTTCATCTGGTGTCAGTGCTGTTGCCGGATATCCGTCTAGAACTCTAGAATCACCTTCCATACTGTTTTCGTCGTTGGTAGGTAAGTCTTCATTACAACATGAACCATCGCAGGGTCCCATGTAGGGTGTTTCGTGGGCCCAACACTTATGTCTACTTGGGTCGAGACCAGACCTGACTTTATAATTCCTACATTTCTTTCCACCAGATGAGCATCTCAATTGAGAGTCACAACAAGACCAAGTTACTTTTTTATGTGGTTTCGTTAATTCATTTCTTAATACCCTAACAAATATTTCTTCACCAACCATTGTTGTTCCATGTTCTGGAATATCTTCTTCTATAACAAGATGCTCAACACTTGAGTCGTCGATATAGTAATCAAGTAATGTAAATGTACTTATATCTGATGATTGGCCAATCTGAAGTTCAATAATATCACCTTGTTCAATTCCTTCAACGAATGTGTTAGAGAATGAATTAGAAGAGTCGGAACCAAATATATTTAATATTTCATTTATTTCTGTTGTTTTTGTGGTGTTGCTTGTGGTAGTCCATTGAATGGATTCGCTTAAAAATTTATCATTATCATATCTGTTGTATGTTTGACTTTGATTGTTTACAGAAGTTTTAGTAAGAAATACCAAGAAGTTATTTGAATCGAATTTGGTAAAGACATATGTACCAGATATATCATACCTTTTTGCATCTCCAGTAAGAGGATTTGTATATTCACCGTTAGTTACGGTTATTGTGTCCCCCGCTGATACAGTATTTTCAAAAAATACTTTTATTTCTTCTGTGTCATCTCGTTCGACAGCATTACCATAATCAAATATTACAACATCACCACCCGGAACAAAAGTCACAGTTGGATTTATTGTTACAACTTCAGATGAATCTTTATATTCTTCAACATAATGTGCAAATTGCAATCCGAGAAAGGTTCCTTCTCCTAATACGGAAACCTCACTCTTTTTGTTCTTTCTCGAATTGCTTCTGCCTCTATTGTTGAGCATAGTTTATCCATCAACTACCAATGTACTGAACTGTGGCATTACCGAGTTTACCGTCGAGTCGAGTGTAAACCTTATTCAGATTGTTGATTTCCAAGAATATAGATTCTCCGGGTTCTAGCGAATATCCATTGTCTGTGCTGTTATTTAGACTTTGATTTCCTACTAGAATGTTTGAGTCACTGTTCGGATGGTTCTTTATAGTGATTCCAGATGATATCTCTAGATTATTGTGTAGTTGTGCAGTATTGTTTGTTACTTTCCTACTACCAGAACGAATAGCAGTTGGTCTATTAATTTGGCTAATCTGTGCTTTTATGTTTCCTGAAGTCAAGTCCGAACGAATACCAGAAATGATATTTGTGCCTGTCTTGATTGTGCTTAGATTTTCAATTAATGGTTTCGACGAACTTTCTAATGAACTTACAATGGCATCATCATTGATGTTTACTGTATTTGTGACTGATGTAGAAAGACCACTTGATGAAACAACTTCAAGTGCGCCTGAGTTTTGTCCTGCGACGATTACTGGGTCAGCAGGTGAACTACCAGTTGCTCCCTGAACTCTTAGTGGGTTAGGTTGGTCACTGTTGTTGACTGTTGTGCTACTTTGCAACTGAACACTGAAAGTAATTCCTGCGGCATTTGTAATTGCTACCTTTAATGCATCACCAGAGAATCCTGCTGTTAAACCACTGTCACGAGATCGGTATAGAAGAGATGGAATATATTTCGATTGGTCACTTCCATATACCGTTACAGCATCGGACGCTGGTTTTAATTGTCTACCACCAGTTGAATTGATTGTTCCTACGACGGAGACGCTATCAACCGCAGAACTTAATCTTCTACCACCAGTTGTTGCGATTGGTACAGGATATCCATAACCGGGATATAGTTCTCCGTTTCCACCCATAGCAGTATAACCAGAACCAGATGAACCTCCAACTACTACCCAATTACTAGTAACACCGGCAGCACCTCTATCAGATGCCATTGAACCCGAAATCTTAATATCTCCAGTCACTGCAATAGGAATTCCATTATAGATTCCTTGAACTTGTCCAGTGACACCAACAGGAGTTGTTCCGTTAGTAGAACCTGCAACTGCAATATAGTTCAATCCTGTGGCACCATCCATGAATGGTGCAGAAGAAAGATTAGGATCTACATAATTTACTGTTGGAACTTTACCCCCAGTTGTTCCTGTAATTGTTCCGTTGATTTCAGTTGGTCCACTTTGACCAGCAATTTGAATCGGCAGGGGTTTGCTTAATGTAACTCTGTTTCCTGTTACATTGTCTCCCCATGCTATCTTTGAAATGGGTATATGGGCGGTGCCGAAACTATTTCCTGCATTGCCCCAATCTGTTGCCATTTCGGCAGTGTTGCCATGAGTTTGAATAATAATATTGGGATTTTTGTCTGCCATTTAAATTGCTCCAAGATATACTTGACATTATCTGTTTGTCGGTTATACTATATATAACAAATCTTTTAATTGAAATGCCTAAAAGAGGAGGCAAGTTGTATGTTATTTAGTAAAGAGATTCAGAATGAGTTCATTAGAAGGATAGAGGAATATGTCCTTTCTGGTGATTATGGTTATATAGACGCCATACTGCTGTCGTGTGAGGAATATGAAATAGAACCAGCGATAGCAGCCAAATATTTATCAAAGCCTATGGTTGAGAAAATTGAACAAGAAGGTATTAAATTTAATATGCTTCCAAGAAAATCTTCACAATTACCTGTTTAATGGTTGCAATGGCGGGTAATATCCGTATAATGAGTATACATAGTTAAGTGGTGGGGAGGTCCCACCGATTACTAGAACACGGGAGTCCCGTGAGAAATAAGGAGACATATATGTCATTTGCAGATTTTAAGAAGCGTTCACAATCAAGTATGGGTGAACTAACAAAAAAGATTGAACAACTGAATAAGAAGGATTCGTATAAAGATGACCGTTTCTGGCGTCCAGAGTTGGACAAATCCAGTAACGGTTATGCTGTTATTCGGTTCCTTCCTGCCAGTGATGGTGAGGATTTGCCTTGGGCAAAGTACTACTCACATGGATTCAAGGGTAAAGGTGGTTGGTACATTGAAAAGTCTCGTACCACTATCGGTGAGAAAGACCCTGTGTCAGAAATGAACACAGAACTTTGGAACAGTGGCGTTGAGAAGGATAAGGATATTGCACGGGAACGAAAGCGTCGTTTGCATTATACCTCCAACATCCTTGTGGTCAGTGACCCTGCCAATCCTCAGAACGAAGGTAAGGTATTCCTCTACAAGTTTGGTAAGAAAATTTTCGATAAGATTCAGGAAGCAATGCAACCTGAGTTTGCAGACGAGGACCCAATCAACCCATTCGACTTCTGGACTGGTGCGAACTTTAAGTTGAAGGTTCGTAAGGTTGCAGGGTTTATTAATTACGATAAGTCAGAGTTTGATGCACCTTCAGCAGTATTCGATGGTGATGATGCAAAGTTGGAAGAACTTTGGAAGACTCAGTATGCTCTAGGTGAGTTTACAGACCCTTCTACTTTCAAGACTTACGACGAATTGAAGAAACGACTCGGTGAAGTTATTGGTTCTGACATTCGACAGACAGAGATTGCTGAAACCTCTACTGCCGAGAATGCAGATTTTACTAATGATGATTCTCCTTCAACTCAAGTTGAAGACTCACAGGAAGATACAGACGCTCTATCATATTTTGAAAAGTTGGCGAACGAGTGATTTGATATCAATTCTTGTAAAAAGGGAGTCCTTCGGGACTCCCTTTTTTTTATCCTAAATTTCTTCGCCATCGAGGTAACACTGTTTGACTCTTTAATCCCGCCATACTTGACGGTGCGGCGTGTTGAACACTTGCACCTGCCGGGGGAGGTGGTGGTTTATTGGATGCAGAATTAGAAGAATTAATTAGTATGGGGGAACCGTTTTCAGTACCACCGAATGTATTATTATTTGTTGTTTCTGTTAACTTCAATGCGGCATTGGTGTTTAATGTTTTTTGAGCAATTGAATGTACAGATGGACTTGATGATTTTTCTATTCGAGTTGAGTTATCTATTGGTCTTATTTCTTCAGACCTATTACCTTCTCCAATCATAGCAAGAGTTGGTCTATCTACAATACCACCTTCCGCTAAACTGGGAACTTTCAGAATATTTACTCTATCCTTTCCTATGATGTTGTTCATATTTATTTTTGAAATGGATGTTTTAATCTTCTTTTCCATTGTTTGCGGTGATATCGTATTATTTTCCCTTGATGACATTGTGTTATTTTCTATTGAGTTGTTGACACTTGATTCATGTTTCATTAGAGATGAGATAATATTTTTTGATGAATTTTCGTTTTCTATTCTTTTGTTCACAGGTTTTGAATCATAATAATTCATTAGAGATGACATTATTTTACTAGATGTTTTACTGGGAACTATCGTCATCATTTTGTTTGATAAATTATTAAATACATTTTTATTGTTTTCTGTCATACTAGTTAGGTCGACCATTTTAGGGACTCTTTTATTTGCAGAAGTTGCCCTATATTGTCTTTTTGGTCTGTTCATTCTTACTATTCTATGAGAAAGTTCATTGGATGTTCTATCTATTTTTTCTCTTAAAACCTCACTTGATATTAGATTTTCAATAAATTTTTCTGTCTTATCTAATCTGTTGGGTTTGATGGCAGCAGGAACTTGGGGAAATGATATTTCCTTGGTGTTTTTAATATTTTTTGATGAATTGTTTATCTTATTCTTGTTGAATTTCTTATAAACATTGTTAAAAATATCCATTTTATTATTGGTAGATACTTTATTGTTAAAAATATCCATTTTATTATTGGTAGATACTTTATTGTTGGTTATTCTTTTTTTTAAAATAGGAGATGAAGCAGATATATTGTTTAGAGCCTTTATTAGGTTATCTATAGAACCGCCCAAATCAGATATCTGTTTACCATTCTCCCCCAAACTATCATCTATATGAGGATTTGGAGTTATAGGAACAGGTATTTTTTTGGTAG